GCTGATCATCATCTCTAACTTTCATTCCTCTAGATTTAAATCCAGCAGGTAAGTTAGATAAAGTTCCTGCATCTAATAATTGTCTTAAAGCAGCAGTTGCTGTTCGTGACAGGCCACCGATCATATGAATTAAACCGAAACCATAAAAACCTAAACCTGGTAAAAATTTAAAGTGAGTGAAGTAATCTTTTCTAACAAACTTATTGTCACCTTCTACGTAATTTCTATAAATAGATAAAACTTCTCTAGACGATTCTTCTATAGTTACAATGTAAGGAATTTTAATTCCAAGTGAATCTTCTTGATTGTCTGAAATGTAATCCGATAAATCTAAATCTACATGAAGCTCTAAAATAGAATACATCATGTCATCTGTCTCTGTCTTTTTAGTTCCTTCTAGAGAACGATACTTATCTTTAATTGTGTCGTCTTTTGTTTGAGGCTTCATTAGCTCTACTTCTCTGTAGAAACCCGAAGCCATCTTTTTTAATAAATCGTTTTCTGATTGTCTTATTACATGAGTAATTCTTGGAGCCTCTTTTAAATCTGTTGCGTAATAAGGAACTACTAAATCTTCTGCAGGTACAAATTTAGATACTGCTCTTTCTAACATTGCATCGTAATAAACTTTTTTAAAAGTAGATCCTGCAAGTGGAAGATAGAATAACATCTGGTCAAACTCTGGAGTATATTCCTCCATTTTTTCCATGATCATATAGTTCATGAAATCTTTAACTCTGTTTGCTTGCTCTGTAGTCTCGTCAGTTTTTAATCCAAGAACTTGAGTCTTAACTGGACCATCGCTTGGTAATAATTCTTTGTATGCTTGTGCTTGGAATTGGGTTACTGCTTCTGCAAGAAGGGGGTGAGTAACACCGGCCGCTCCTCTAAAAGGTCTGTTCTGTTCTACGTATTTAAAACCTAAAAGATCTAAACCTTTTAAATAACCATCTTCCCAATCTTTTCTTGACTCTTTGTCTTTCTGGTAATCGGAAATAAGATCTGAAGATAATTGATTAAGGACTCTCTCATCCATGTCTTCTGCAATGTTGGCATAGAAATCCTGTTCAGCAGCTTCTTCTACTGCATCTTCCGGATCTTCAAATGTTACTGTCGCTTCTTCTTCAACGTCAATTTCTTCTTCGTTGTCGATAGGATTGTTGTCCTCAATAGCCATAAATTATTATGTTATCTTAGTTGCTTTATTTCTGCCGTTTTTGCATTTAGCTGTAACGTAAACACCATCTTTAGCTTTAATCATTTTACCGTACATAGCTCCGCCTGAATAACCATCTCCAAAAGCACCTGTATATTGATAAGTTTGTTTTTTTCCAGTAGGTCCTGCTAATGTTCCACCTCTATCAGAGGTAGCATTTTTTCCTGGACCCATGTTTAGTATTTTTTGAAATAAACTTTTTTTCTTAATGCTATTTTTCATATTGTAGTCATTAAGATCTTTTCCACCAGTAATCATAGAAGAAGCAGATTTGCCGTCTTCAGTTGATGCTAGTAAAGCTTTTTCTTTTGCACCCATAAGCTTGCTTGCACCATACATTGCAGCACCAGCCATAAGAGCTTTTTTAATTTTCTTATTCATAATATATCTCCTTATAGTATATTTTTACGATTGTAAACCAATTGAGCGAATAAATCTACAATATCGATCTAAAAATGTTAGTAGTATCTACTAAACCACCCATATTCATATAAGCCTTTTGAGGCAATAAGAACTTCTTTAATACATTGCTGTCTGCAATCAAAGTTGGAACCATCTCATAATTAGCCGGATCATCTGGACCCATTTGTTTAACAACTAAGTTCCCCCTAACTGATCCTGCGTTAGAGTAAGCTCTTAAAATTCTGTCAGCTTCAGCTTGTGTATTTGCTGCTCCTACATGATTATCAAAGATATAGTCATTGTCTATTTTTCTATTGTAAATAGCTCTATCGCTCTCTACTGCCATTCTATAGCTAGAACTATTACTAGTACTTATCTCATCGATAATTTTAAATTCTTTTAAAGGATTAGATTTAGGCATAGGAAACATTTCAAACTTAGCTCCATATTGACTGGCTTGTTTTCTTAAAGACTCATTCAAAGAAGAATAATTATTTAATTTTTTCATCTGTCCATCTGCTTTATTAAAAATAGCAGCTTTACCATTTTGCAATCCATAGTTTATTTCATTTCCAAATTTTTCAACATCAAACATTTTTATATTCTGGTTCATACTTGAAGGTACAATAGAGATCGCATTAATATCTCTTTCAGCCATTGAACGAAGTAAGTTCTTAACAACCACATCATTATATGATCTAGAGAAAGGACCTCCTGTTGTACTATCAACAGAACCTTGTTTAACTAATTGAGCTAAAGCACCTCTATCCAATTCATCTATTTTATATTTCAATCTATCTGCTTGTTGTAATTGAGTTCTAGTTAAACCCATACGTCCTCTTCCAAGTTCTTGATAAGGAGCTAACTGATCTACTAGTTTTTTTCTTTCTGTTTGTAACATTTTAATGTTACCATCTTGGTTAAAAGGACTTACTTTATTTTTAAAATATTTATCTCTAGTGCTAGAGTCGGATGAAAATTGTGGGGAGTGTAGATCTGATTGAACTTCAGATACTCTTATATGTCTTTTACCAACTCCTATTTTAGGATTAGGTAAGTCATCATATCTTGCAAACGCAAGTTCTCTTTTTGAACTACCTAAATAGTGTGGACTACCTTCTACATATTTAAATTTACGTGAATTGATATTAGGCATAGGGCCATCATAGTAAATAACATCCTCAGTAAAATTTTCTCCTCCATCTAAGTGATAACTTCTCTGACCTTTATGTTTTGGATACATGTTATACAAGTCCTGCTCACCTTGAATCATTGGAGGTTTAGCAGAGGATGCATTATACTTTCCAACCGCTTGATTGTATTTAATTAATAAGTTTGAGAACTTAGACCTATCTGCTTCCGCAGCTTCCGTTCCTGCTTGTCTCAAAGAAGTCTGTACCATAGTAATATCGTCTGAACTAATTGGACCTGAAGTATTCATAGCTGTTCTAATATTAGAATTAACTACTCCTGGAAACTCACTCATATTAATTCCAGTAGTTCTTGCAAGATCATCTCCTTCTGCTGCAATAGTAGCAAAGTCTGCTACTGGATCTTTACCTGCAGTTAGTCTTAATGTTTTAATGTTAGCAAGTGGCGATTGTCTAATCATTTTTAAAACAGATTCCCTATCTATTTCAAGTCCTTGATCTTTAGCTGTTTTTAAAAAACCAGAAATAGGTTGACCTGATTTATCAAAGTTAATTAAGTTTAAATCAGATAATTCTTCTGGACTTACTTTTCTAGATACTCCTTGTAAAGGTCCACCAGGATAAGTTAAATCTCCTCTGTTCGCATCTTTAAACCATTGAATCCATTTATCTGCTGGAGCTTTATCAAAGTTTGCCTCAAGCGCTCTGTCATAAGTTGATGAACCAAATATTCTTCCACCGGGTTGTAGAGGTGCTCCAAAGTTAAGAGGTCTATCTAATACTTCTCCAAATCTAGATCGTCCTATAACTGCTAATTCTGTTTTAGGAGTTTGAACAATTAAGTCTGTTGCTTGTCCAGTGGCCGTTGGTACTGGACCATTGCCTACTGGTTTGTTAGGTAAGTAATCTACTTTAGCTGCAGGCTTGCTCATCTGCCTTAAATAATTTCTAACACCAGGCATTCTTTTACCAAGTGCAGTTGCTCCTACGATTGTAGCACCGAGTGCTGCTAGTCCTCCAAGTGCTGAGGGTTCTTTCTCATCATAAGGAGTTTCAACGACCACCGGACTATTCTCTAACGGAGGAAGACTTCCTTGTTGGATAGATTCAATAAAGCTTTGTGGTTGTTTTATTTGGGACATTATATTAAACCACCCTTACGTTCTTTTCTTACTTCTCTAGTTAATTTTCTATCGACTTTCAATCTTTTTAATGCACTCTTAGGTACAATAATTCTACCGAGTCTGCCCTGCCTTTGTGATGGATATGAAAATGGATTTCTTTTAGGTGCAAATTTTTCAAACAATCTTCTACCCACAGCAGTTTCCCTAGCTGTTAGTTTACCTCTTAACATTAATCTATCTTTCTTAGGAACGGTTTTAACTCCCCAGGTTGCCGTTGGGTCAGTATTTGTTTTAGCAAAACTTTTAGCGGCTTCAACCCTAACTTTATCTGCTTTTTTTGTTTTAGCTCTTTCAAAAAAATATCTTCCTTGGTACTTATCATTTAATATATTCCCAGGAGCAGAAGATACGCTTTTTGATTTACTTGTACCTCTAATTACATCCGCACCTTTTTTAAGTAGTCGTAACTTTTTGTAACCTTTAATAGCAATGTTTACAATAGGTATTATAGCCATTAGAAGACTCCTGTAAATTTAGTTCCTTTAATAGCTATGCCGCCACCTTGTGAGAATTTTTTTTTAAATTTAATACCCAAAAAGTTTTTACCTAATTCAAGTTGAGTCTCACCTTTTGTGGGATCAATTACCATATTAGATTCTTTATCAAGTTTAGTTTTTGACTTGGTTACTTTTAATCTAAGATCTCCATCAGCAGGTTCTGTGAATAATTTTTTAAGATCACTTTCACCAATAGTTTTTTGGTTTTGAAAACTATTTTTATTATCAAAATTAAAACCTACACCAAAGCTATATTTATTTTTTGTTTTATCAACCACTAGTAGACTCCTTGAAAGCCTGTACCTTTAATAGCAATCCCTACTCCTTGAGTAACTGCTTCGCCACCATGAGTCATTCCTTTAGCTTCAACTGCTCTAGTTTCTTTTAAATTTTGTCTGTCTTCATCATCAGCTGCTTTTCTTGCAGCAAAAGGATCTTTGTAAACTTTTTCTTTTTTTGTTTTTTTTGACATTTTAATCTCCTATTTATGCATAATATTTATATTCGCCTGGTATACTCATAGGCTCGGGCTCATCCATATATGTAGCTACAAAATTACCTTGTCTGTATCTTAACATAGCTTGGGTGGTGCTGTCGACATAATCATCAAATTGGCCATATGGAAAGGCAGCGCATTCCTCAATGACTTCCTCTGCAAATCTCTCGCCATGAGGATAATAGACATTCCCTGATTCAAATATAGGGGCTACAGCATTAACTCTAGAATGCTTATCGTTTCCTCTAGTTGGAGTAAAATCTAGTACAGGAATACCTGCACGTCTAAGTTCTTGGATTAAAGATTGACCACTAGCCTTAGCCTCTACAATAATAGATTCTGGTTCCCAATATTTATAAGCCTCCATAGCTACTGCTTTTAGTTCTGGAAAATCCCAACGACCTTTTTCTGCATCTAATAAAATTAAACAGTTCTCGTCTGGAGTAGGTTCAAAGACTCCCCAAGTAGTAATAGCAGAATAGTCAGCAGTTTCCTTTTTTGAAAAAGCAGTATCATAACTTTGAATAATATGTTTTAGTTTAGGCACTTGCCCTTTCCAAGGTTGCCACCATTCTCTTTTTAATATAGCTCCCTCTTCTGCGACTGGGTCCTGCATATATTGTGCGTTCCAGTTTCTTGGGGCAATAGATGCTTTTACTTTATCTAATTCTTCTTTGTTCCAATACTCTGGCCATACAGGTTCACCACTTTCTAGGATCGCAGGAAATTCAATTAGGTTCCACTGATCTGATTTTAATTCTGATTGATTTTTTAATAGTCTACCGGTTAAGTCATCTTGAGCCCAACGAGTCATTACAAGAAGAATGGATCCTCCTGGTTGCAAACGCTGTCTGGGTCCCGAAGAATACCAGTCATAAGTTCTTTCCATAGCAGAGTCAGATAAAGAATCTTGCTCTGTATGGGGGTCATCTATAATAAGCAAATCGGCCCCTCGACCTGTGATAGATCCGCCAACACCCGCTGCAAAGTACTCACCACCATGGTTAGTCTCCCACCTGCCTTTTGCTTTTGAGTCTTCTCGAAGTTTAACATCTCCGAAGATCTGTTTGTACTCTTGGCTATCAATTAAATTACGCACCTTGCTACCGAACCTTCCAGAAAGTTCAGCGTTGTGAGATACCTGCATTATCTTCATCTTAGGGTATTTACCAATCATCCAAGCTGGGAATAGATAAGATGCAAACTCTGATTTTGTATGACGTGGTGGCATATTTACAATGAGCCTTCCGCCTTTTTCATTTGAAATTTTTGTTAATTCAGACGCTATATGTTGATGGTGGCCCCATTTTTTTGGGTCCCTTTCCTTTCTACAAATAAAATCTGGCCAAACGGATTGAACAAAATATAAAAAATTGTCTTGGCATAATTTAATATGTTCAATAAAAACTTTTTCTACTTTATCCCGTAATTGATCGGTTGTTAGTAATTCGTGTGACATAAGTATTTCATAGTTTATACCTGTATGTAATAGGTTGTAAAGGGCTACGCTGGTAAAAGCTAGGGCTATCTAACGTGGTCGGGGGGTGGTTTGGGTAGGTTTGAGTTTGGGTTTGGGCTTGGTACCTCTATCGGTACTGAGTAGGGTAGCCTAGCCCGTAAGGGCTAGGCGAGTGATTGATTAGTTCTTGTCCTTATCGTCTATACCTTTACCATATAGTAGGTTAAGCACATCACCCATTTTAGCGAATATCCTAGTTCGGAAATCATCAACCAATGGATTGCCATTGTTAATCAATATGAACTCTTCAACTGCACTCTCCATGAACTTATATAATATTTCATAGTTTAAAGACTTCATCTTGTCGTCTTTAAGTAGTGAGTGAACTCTATTCACATCTATATCTTTGGTCATTGTTTCACTCAACATTTGAGTGAATAACTTTGATGGCAAGTTGTCGTTATTGTCTGGCATTATTTATTCCCTTTCTTTATTTTCTCTAATGTATCATTGAAAGGCTTGAACTCAAGGGTTTCTATTTGTTTATAGAAGCCATTAACAAGCAACTGCAATTTATAATCGCCACACGTTTTAACGTGTTCAATAAATGATTTGCTATCAAATCGTCTTTGAGTTCGTTCAATCTTTTGAATGTATGAACTGTTATCAATGATATAAACATTTTGTTTAAGTCTATCAAAGATACCTTTAACGATTTCTTTAGTATCAGATTTTAACGTTTGATACTTGTTAAGTAAGTAAGCTTGATTGATGTATGCTTTAAGCACTCTAACATCTGCCTTGCTTACTGCTTGGCTTTTTGTTTTTTTTGCGTTTTGCATTGTGTCCTTTATTGTTTGTTAATTTATAAGACAATAATTTATCTTATCTAGATAAGATAAAGATTTATTCAGAGATTACAATAGCTAAAATATATTTATTTTAAGTGTGCTTGTGGATAAGTTTAGTTTATAATAATTCTAATCTAGTTAGATAGTACAAAATCTTTTTGGTCTGGCAGGTGGGTAGGACTGGCACCTGTGCCGTCAGTCCTGTTGTTAAAAGAACGGCAACGGGATTGGGGAACGAAAACGAGAAACGAGGATTTGGAGTGATGTGCTTCAGCACCTGCACCGTAAGAGTTAATGGAACAACAAGAATAAAGGTGAACTAAAACGAGAAACGAGGATTGGGTGAGAGGACTTTAAACAGGAGCTACTCAATCAAAGACCTCTCATATGTGTGTTCGCACCCCGTAGGGTGCGAGGTATTAACTTACTTATGCTCTATTGTACTTAACCACTTATCAACGGGAGTTGAAACTTCTTCTGGTATTTTCCTTTGCTCTACCTTTTCAACTCTGCCATCTGCTCTTTCAATAGCGAGGTGCCAACTCACTATCTTTTCCCCTTGGTATTTTTTATCCTTGTTCGCACTATGAACGAGGAAATGTGCTTCGCCAAGTTCAGCCATATTACCACCAACATGTGTAGTACACGTGTTCACCTTTGTTCAAGGTTTGTTTAGCCTTATCTACAAAAGCGAGGTCGTATTTCTTCTGCTCTGCGAGTGCCTCTTTCTCCTCTTCGTAAGAATCACCACCAAAGAAAAAGCCCTGCGTGACGGGTAATTGGTCTGTGCGAATTGTTTCCTCTAGCTTATCAAGTATCTCACGAGAAAGCCAAAAGCGAGAACAATTGAAGTCACCCTCTGCACTTGGATTATAGTGGAAAAATTTTTCTTCAAACCAACCATGAAGTCGGTTGTGTTTTCTCCAATATGCTATTTCCTTTTCATCTTTGATTTGTGTCTTGTCGTCATCTACAAACTCTTTGGTTTTGTAGGCATACATGTCTAGTCCCATTTTGGCTCCTTATGTTTTTTGTTAATGTGTCTAATGCTTATCATACGTGGGATAGGTGTCAACAACTAATTTACATTTATTTATTCTTCTGAAAAGGTAGCCCTTTCAAATTTAATTATTAGCTTTAGAATTTGGTTGACCTCTGCCTCTGCGAGAAGGGAAAGCTTTTCTTTTACTATCTCCACTTTTTCCTCAACGGGAATGTGTGGCATGGATTTTTCCAAAGCGTTTGCGTTGTCTAGTGCTACTTCATTAATCTTATTATCTATATCTTCTGACGTGTTCATATGTATCCTTATTGTTATTTTGTTATCTGCTTATCATAGATGAGACGAGAATCAAACATTATTTTTACCCACCGAAACTTCCCCCAGCCGACAGCACTGAAGCCAAAAGGATCGCCAGCACGCCAGCCACATGTACCCCAGCACGAGGAAGGAGCGTGCCAACCAATATTAAAACGAGGATCAGCAACGAGGATCCACCTGCTGGTTAACGGGATCCAGGGTCTCTTCCTCAAGATTGTCTTCTAGTTGCTGCGCGGCAACCTCAACGGCAAACCAAACGAGGTCGTTCTTCAGTATAGTAAGAGAGTCTGGATTTTTGCAAATGTTATATATCTGTAATCCGTTTGCGATCCCCGCATCATCCGCTGCATCTGATACCATCGCCCATATCTCTGTTTCATGTTGATTATAAAACGAGGTCGTCTCGTTGTAGTAAGTTAGGCCCGACACGCCCCCGGCGCAGCCGTGTTTTGCAATGTCTGAGACTAGGCCAATACCTTCTCTTTGATACTGGACCAGGCAGGAGTTAATGCTCGGCATCTTTGTCCACTCGTGTATTTCTTTAGTCATCTTTCACCTCCGATTCTTTCCACGTGTTGCCGTTAGAGATGCATGCAGTGCTCTTGACACCTGTAAGTGCATATACTTTTCCGTCTTCAGGTTTGTCCTCTTCTACTTTAATATATTCTGTTCCATAGTGTTCATTCATCTGTTGTATTAGTTTTTTACTTATAGTCATGTGTTTGTCCTTTTGTTTGTTGTCTCCCATGTATATAAGAGCTCTCCCTCCTGAAGTCAAGAACTAAATCTTTTTTATTTTCACCAGCATCCTGAGCTGCAGGTCCCAGTCTTGTAATGAAAGGGTGGCGAATGTCAGCCTCTGCTAACCAAACGAGAACGAGGAATTGGTAATGGATGTGAACTTCCCAGCACAGAGCTCCTGATCCGCCAGCTCCTTCTTATAAAGAGTGGCGAAAGCCAAGTTGTCTTAGTCAAACGAGAACGGGAAATGATGATCCAGCAGAGCTCCAGCGCAGGTGCATGCACCTATCCATAAGACACCGACCACCTGCTAACCAGCAGATGAACGGGAACGGGAATTACTAGAATGAAATGATATTGAAGAAGAACAGTGCTACGAGGTACAGCACGGGGGGTGCGTAAATTATTATGTTTGTCATGTTTCTTTCCTTTCTTTTTTTAAACGGGATTAATAGTAAGACCACAAAGTACAAACTACTAATCCCTAGAGGCCAGAAACTCACATGGTAGATCTCCCAGAATCTCTGCCCTCATTTATATATATAAGATACGATGGGACATTTGTCAAGAGCTTCTTTTCCTGATCCAGCATCTGAGCTCCTGACGCCGTCACCTGAAGGATCGGCATCCGCAGGGGGTGAGTGCTAAGTCAAACGGGAACGGGAAATGTAGTTCAAACGAGAACGGGAACGGGACACCTGTGGATCCAGCATCCAGGCTGCCTGAAGGTCCC